TGTAACAAGAAAAGCAGAAAAAGGTACTGCAATACCTGATGATATAGAAACAGAAAGAGATAATATAAGAAGTTCAGTAGATACAAAAGAAAGCGAGATTAAAGCACTAACTAAAAAAGTAGATGTGTTTAACTACGATACAAGTTTATAATGCCAACTAACAGAAGAATATTTTCACAAGATGCAGCAGCAACTTCAGGTGATGCAAGTTCAGCAGAAGGATTAATATTACATCTTGATGCTAATGATGAAGATAGTATAGAAGCAGGTGGTGCTAATACAGGTAATGGTAGTGGTACTTGGTTTGATATAGCTAATCACGATTTAAATGTTCCTTTAATAGACAAGGGTACTAATTTGGTTTTACACTTAAACGCAAGTGATACAACTTCGTATAGTGGTAGTGGTGGAACTTGGACAGATTTAAGCACATACGGAAATAATGGCACAATAAACAATGCTACATTTGCAAGTGATACAAGAGGATATTTTGATTTTGAAAGAAGTAACGCAGATGAAAATGTTGAAATTGCTGATTCATCTTCACTTGATATTAGCACAAATATTACTTTAGAATCTTGGATTAATGAAGAAAGTGTAGCCCCCTTTGGTCGTTTGTTTTGGAAAAATGGAGCATACGCCTTATATAGAGGTACAAATGGATGGAATTTTTTAACAGGATCTGATATACTTGTACATAATTCAGATATACCATCTACAGGTACTTGGTATCATATTGCAGCTACTTATGATGGAGCAAATAAAAAATTATATATTAACGGAACTTTAGTAGATACGGATTCTGAAACTGCAAGTATACCAACAAATAATAATAGTTTATATATTGGTGGAGATGGTACGACTGCTAGATTTTTTGATGGTAAAGTTTCAGCAGTAAGGATTTATAATGTTGCATTAACAGCATCAGAAGTAGCACAAAACTTTAGAGCAAATAGTTTTTTAAGTTTTGATTCTATTTATTCTACAGATTTAGAAATGAATTTAGATGCTGCTAACTATACAAGTGGCTCAACTTTTACTGATTCAAGTGGTAATGGTAACAATGGAACAATAAGTTCAACACCATCTTTTGATAAAGAACTTGGAAACCATTTAAACTTTTCACAAGGTCAAACTTCAGGTGCATCAACGATGAGTACAAATAGATTGACAGTAAGTTCTTTTGCAGCATTGAGAACAAGTACAAATTTTTCTATTGAAATTTGGCTCAAATCCTCAACTGCAAGTAGTGATGGGATGATTTGGAATGTGTTTGATGGTGGAAGCGGAACCAAATGGTCTTTAAGTTGGAACACAAGCAAATTTAGGTGGGCAGTACACAATGCAAGTGGAATTTTTCAAGGCGGTCAAGATGCGTTTACTGAAAATACTTTTTCTACAAATACTTGGTTACATATAGTAGCGACATACAATAATGGTACTGAACAAAAAATATATGTAAATGGTATTTTTGAAGGCGAAGCAAGTTCTCCTAATGCAGGAACAAATACTACTACAACAGTACAAATGAGATGGGGAGATAGGAGTGATGGATATGCAGTAGATACGCAAATTGGTCAAGCGAGATATTATAGCGCTGCGCTTACCTCTGCCCAAGTAGCACAAAACTATTTAGCTACAAAAAATGATTATCCTAATGGATTTAATGGTGCAATTACAAGTGCTATATTTAAGACAAATTCAAGTTCGCCAAATGAAAATTATTTTGAATTTACTGGCTCAGAGAGAGTTGATTTGTCTTATTTTACTATAATGGAACAAGATACTACTGTTACCATTTATGGTAAATATGACAACGTTGGAAGTGGTTCATCGCAACAATATTTGTTCACAAAATATCAATCTGCACCCTCTGGTCAATTTGGTTTTTTAGTACAAAAACAACAAAATAAGGATTCTTTAAGTTGGACAATGAGAGATACATCAAATCAATTAGTTATTTCTTTAGTAGACAAAGGCACTATTACGGCTGGTGATTGGTTTCATTTAGTTCTTGTTTATGTAAAATCAACATCAGGAACAATGTATATAAACGGAACACAAGTTGGGACAACAAGTTATGCGACCAGTAATCCTTATGGTACAAATACTGATTTTTTACGACTTGGTAATTATACTGCTGCTGGATTAGATGGGCAAATAGGACAATTTAAGGTTTTTGAAAAAGCATTTACAGCATCAGAGGTTTTAGCTGAATATAATGCAACTAAATCAACTTACGGATTGTAATGATTACAGATTTAAGAACATATGGTTTGTCAGCATTTGCATTAGTGTTTAGTTCAATGCCACAAATAAATGTTTATTTACAAACAGCAGTTCTAGTTCTTACAATAGTTTTAGTAGTAATACAGATATACCAAAAAACAAAATGATACCAAAGAATGGCACTTTTAGATTCCTGTTGCACTTTTCAGGTGCTTTACTTGTATTCTTTCTTATAGTTGGAATACTTGTATACTTAACAGAATACACAATACCTGAAGAAAATGCTTCTATAGTAAACACACTAATAGGTATGATAGCAGCAAGTGTAGCAATGATTATATCAACTATTACAGGTAGAAACCCTGATGAATTAGAAAGTGCAAAGAAAAAGATAAGTTCACTTGAAATGAAAGTAGATATGCTAGTAAGCCAAAAAGATAGTTTAGAAAATTTAGTTATAGAAATGCAAAAAGATAGTATAGAAAAGTTATCTTTGATGAGTACAGTATGGATAGATGATTTAAGAAAAAATGATCCTAAAAAACTTTAAACTTGAAGAATTTGATAGCCCTGACTTTAAAGGTTCAGGTAAAAATATGGATGCTGATTTTATGCAGTTACTTGACAGGGCAAGAACAGAAGCAGGTATACCCTTTAAAATCAATAGTGGATATAGAACAGAAAGCCATAATAGAAAAGTGGGTGGAAAACCCAAAACAGATTCTACTAAAGGAAGCAGTCATATGTATGGACTTGCAGCAGATATTGGATGCACAGATTCTGTTACAAGATCAAAGATTATTGCAGCACTTATTACAGTTGGATTTAGAAGGGTTGGAATTGCCAAGTCATTTTTGCATGTGGACTTGGATAAGGATAAGCCCAATGCAATATGGCTATATAGCTAAAACTGCTTTAGTAGGAAATACACACAATGCCAAAGAAAAAATTTAAAGAAACAGGGGTAGGTAAATTTTTACTAGAAAAAATACCCAACATAGTAGGTACATTAGCTGAAGGCACACCTGCAAGTGGAATTGTAAAAGCACTTATAGGTGGTAGTGAAATGACTACACAAGATAAAGAATTAGCCCTTAAAAAACTACAACAAGAAATACATGAATTTGATGGTATTACAAAAAGGTGGGTGGCAGATTCACAAAGTGGTAGTTGGTTAGCACAAAATGTTAGGCCACTTACTTTAGCATTTCTTACAATAGCTTTTGTAATTGGTTGGTACATGCAAATCAAAGAACTTGAAATAGTAAAAGAATTACTTTGGGTAGTTTTTGCAGGTTACTTTGGTGGTAGAACTTATGAAAAGGTAAAAGGTAGATCAAATGGCTAGACAGCAAATAAGCACTTATAAGGCAAGAAAAAAAGTAAAACGACCTAATGTACATGCCAAGACCAAAACAAGCAAACTAAAGGGTTGTAAACACTACAGAAAGACATACAGAGGGCAGGGTAGGTAGCAAACTTGACTTTGTAAAAAAAAACGACTAACTTTGGTGGGCTAGTGGGAATATATGCCTAAAAGAAAATTAAGCAAAAGTAAATTAATTAAAAAACTAGATAGAATATTTAGTATATATGTAAGGTTGTTTAATGCAGATAAAAATGGTAATTGCAAGTGTATTACTTGTGGTAAACAACAACACTATAAACAACTACATGCAGGACATTTTATAAGTAGAAGGCACTTATGTACAAGGTGGGATTTAAACAACGTTAAACCACAATGTGTACGTTGTAATATTTACCAACAAGGTAGACAATACGAGTTTAGTTTACAACTTGGTAAAAAGTTATCACAAGATTTATTAAAAAAAAGCAAAGAAGTTTGTAAGTTTGCACCAAGTGATATACAGGATATGATTGACCACTATACTACAAAGGTCAAAAATATTACTTAATGTTTCTTATTTTATAATTGTTTAAATGTGGGGGTATGAAAGTACCCCTTTTTTTATTCACTAATTTTTTGTAACTTGGTTAATAATTTTAAAATAAATAATTATGGATAAAACACAAATGTATATTATAAAACAAAGTTCTATTAAGACAGCAGCAGATTTTTTTGCAAGGTGTAGTAATAGTGGATGCAAACATAGTGATGCTAATTTAGATGATGTATTTAAGTTTGCAGATCGTATTGTAGATTGGGTAATAAGTGAAGGTGTAAAAACTACTAACTTGGTAGATGACCTACCTAAAGTACCTGATGACCAAAAAAAGTGGTTAAACAGGGGTACACCTGAATATAGTGCCATGATAGAATACAAAAAAAAAGGTGGTAGCGTAAAACAAATTAGAAACCAGTTTAAAGTAAGTAAAGAAATTGAAACAGAATTATCAAAAATATAAATATGTACAAAGTAGAAGGACAAATAAAACAAATAAAAAATTTGCAAAAGTTGGAAGGCAATACAGGGTTGAACCAAGTGCAAACAATGATATTAGAAACGAAGGATAAATACCCACAAGAATTACCTATAGAGTTTTGGAATAAATCAATAGGTGTTTTAAACCAGTATAAAAAAGGTGATACTGTTACTGTAAGCATGAATGTAAATAGTAATAAATGGAAAGATAGATTTTTTGTAAAACTAAAAGGGTTTAAAATAGAAACTGGTAATGAAGTTACCAATACAGAACAAAACCCTGATAGGGAAATAGAAGTAGATTTACCATTTTAATTACAGGGGGTTTTTACCCCCTTTTTTTATGATAATAAGGGCAACTGAAATAAAAAACAAACTACTAGATATAAAGTTTGGTAGGGTTAAAGAGGGTTTGAAAATAGGTATACCTGAAATAGATGAATATATAAGATTAAAACTAAATGGCAATACTACCCTTCTTATAGGCCATGCAAATGTAGGTAAAACAAGTGTAGCAATATATTTACTAACTGTATGGGCTGTACTACATAAAACTAAAACACTAGTATGGAGTTCTGAAAATACAGTAGATTCTATTGTAAGAAAGATAATAGAGTTTAAAATGGGTAAACCTATAAGTATGGCAAGTGAAGTAGAAATACAAACTGCGTTAGGGTGGTGTGATGATTACTTTAAAATTATAGATGTAGATGAATTGTACACTTATAAAGATTTACTTGCAGAAGCAAATGCAATTAAAGATGCATGGGATTACAATTTATGTTTAATTGATCCATACAATAGTTTGGCCAAAGAACCCCAAGATATAAAAAGTTTAGGTGGCCATGAATACGATTACATGGTGCTTACTGAATTAAGATTATTTGCAAAAAAAAGGGGTATAAGTTTGTTTTTAAATTGTCATGGTAATAGTGAAGCACTAAGAAGAACACACCCAAAAAGCCATGAATATGAAAATTTACCTGTACCTTTAGGTATGGCAAGTATAGAAGGTGGGGGTAAGTTTGGAAATAGATTTAATGACTGCTATTGCATACATAGGTATACAGGCCACCCTACTGAATGGATGTTTACACACCTGCATGTTTTAAAAGTAAAGGAAACAGAAACAGGTGGCAGATGCACACCTTTTGAACAACCAGTAAAAATTAGAATGAAAATAAACAATGTAGGTTTTGAGTTTGCAGGACAAGATATACTACATAACAAAAAGAATATAAAACAGGTAATGTTTTGATAAATATAGTGATAACACTTTTAATATTAACAACAGCAGCTATGTACTGGAGTAATTTAGTAGATGGCAATGTAAGTATTGCACCTATCATTGGTTTGATGTTTGGCTGTTTATATTCTTACCAACAATTAGAAGAAGAAACTGAATATACTTTACAATTTTGTTTATTTATAGTTAGTATTACAGTAGAATGGAAAAGTACAAATGGATTGAAAAAGTAGCCAAGTATCATAACGACTGGATTAAAATAGTAAATACTTTTGGTGAATATAATTATGCAGAAGATATAGTACAACTTTCTTATTTAGCACTTATGAGATATGCAAGTGAAAACAAAGTAATAAAAAATGGTAAAGTAAGCAGGGGTTATATGTACTTTACATTACGATCACTTTTCTACCAGTATTACAATAAAAAGAAAAAAGTAAAAAAATACAGTATAGATAATGGTGAATATGATATACAATTACCCTACCAAGACAACATAGAAGAGAATGAAGCATACCACAAAATTTGTAATTTAGTAGATCATGTTACAGATACATGGCATTGGTATGATAAAAAACTATGGAAACTATACAGCCAAACAGATATGAGTATAAGAAAACTTGCAAGTGAAACTAAAATAAGTTGGGTAAGTATATTTAATAGTTTGAAGCATTTAAAAAAAGATATAAAATATAAACTTGCAGAAGATTGGGAAGATTTTAAAAACAATGATTTTGATAAAATAAAATAATGGCGAAGAAGAATTACAAAAAGTATAAAGAGAAATACGATAAAAAAAGCAAAGGTGTAGGTGATACAGTAGAAAAATTTACAACTGCTACAGGTATAAAAAAAGTAGTAAAATTCATAGCAGGTGATGACTGTGGATGTGATGAAAGAAAAGATAAACTTAACCTACTATTTCCATATAACAAACCTGAATGCTTTACAGAAGAAGAATATAACTACATGGCAGAAAAAATAAACAATTCTACCATTACTGTAGAAGAACAAGTAAATATTTTAAAAATATACAACAGGGTATTTAAAGAAAATGTTTCTACTACATCTTGCAGTTCTTGTTTTGTACATAATGTTTGGAACAAACTGAAAAGAATATATAAAGAATACCAACATGATGAACTATAGAAATATGCTCATGGGCATAGAAACAGAAAAAAAATTTGAAAGAATAATGATAGAAAAGGGTAATACTCTTGTAAGATCAAATGCACAACAAGATATACATGACCACATAGATTATTTTGTAAATGATTATAGTGTAGATGTAAAAAGTAATAAAGATGAAAATAGTATATGGCTAGAACTTGTAAATGTTACAGGTAAAAAAGGTTGGCTTTATGGCAAGGCAGATTATATAGCTTTTGATATGAAACATTTAGGTTGTTTTTGTTTTTTTAAAACTTTTGATTTACTACAAGTGGTAAAAGATGTAAAAGAGATTGCAAAAAATGGTACAGAATTTTTTAAATTGTACACAAGAAAAACCAAAAAAGATAAAATAGTAAGAGTTAAATATACAGATATAGAACATTTAGAAAAGAAAAAAGTATGTTATGGATGAATTTATAAATAAGAAATTAAACAATTTAGATGATTTAAGAACAGATAAAGCATTACTAAACATTTGGGGTATCATAAAAAAATGGAGTGAAGCGAAACCTGACCACAAAGAACTAAATATAATTAAAGAAGAACTTGCAGAACTGGGTTTACTTATTGCAAAAAAGAAAGTAGAAGAAGGTAATTTAAGAACTGCATTAAGTGATTATAGGTTAAGGTTAGCAAAAGCAGAAAGTAAAATACCAGTAGAATGAAAAAAGTAGTAGATGAAATGACTGGGTTAGTTTATGTACAAAATACAACTTCAGAAGATAAAGTACAATACATAAAACTACAAGCACAAATAAAAAAGATGATAACTAAACTTGAAGAAGTTTTAGAAGATCTCAAAAACATATAGTTTGTAATTTGTTAATAAAATAGTATCTTTATAAAAAACAATTATGATTAAGTTACTAAATAATGAAACTTGGGGTAAAGAAGAAATACTAACTGAAATGGTTAGTGATACTTTTTACTATGAACATTTAGGTAAATATGCTTTAAGCAGTAGTGCGTTAAGTAACCTTTTAAAAAGTGCAAAAACTTACAGGCAAAGTTTGAATTTTGCAGGTGAAGAAACCACAGCACTAATGATTGGTAAGGTTTTCCATTGGATGATACTAGAACCTGAAAAAATGGATAACGTAAAAATACTAGATGTATCAAGTAGAAATACAAAAGCATACAAAGAAGCAAAAGAAAAACACCACCATATACTACTTAAAAAAGAAGTAGCAGATGTAGAACATATAGCAGATGCAGTTTTACAAAATGAAATAGTAAAGGGTTATTTAAAAAATGCAGAGTTTGAAGTACCTGCTATAGAAATGATAGATGGCCTACCTTTTAGGGGTAAAGCAGATATTATAAAAGATAGAACAATTATAGATTTAAAAACTACTTCTACCAACTTAAAAGATTTTGGATATTCAGCAGATAAATATAACTATGATATGCAATGCTATTTATACATGAAATTATTTAAGGCAAGAGATTTTAAGTTTGTAGTAGTAAACAAACAAACAAAAGATATAGGTGTATTTGAAACAAGTGAAGAATTTTATGAAAGAGGTGGTACAAAATTTAAACAAGCTGTAAGTGTGTACAGGCATTTTTTTGAAGAACAAAACGATTTAGACCAATACGTATTAAGAGGTATATTATGAAACAATTACAAGAATTAGTAGAAAAAAGAATAAAAGAAATAAAAGAAACAGAAGTAGTAAAACAACCTACAGAAGAAAGAAAAACTTTACCTGTATACTCAGGGGTGTTAAAATACTTTCCTGATGCTATAAAAGAAATAGCAAGATGCAGTTACAAAGGTAACCTACAACACAACCCCAATAAAAAACTACATTGGGATAGAAGCAAAAGTGGTGATGAACTTGATGCACTAACAAGGCACTTACTACAAGCAGGTACACTTGATACAGATGGTGTAAGCCATAGTGTTAAGGTAGCATGGAGGGCATTGGCTTACCTGCAAAAAGAAATTGAAAGTGGTGAAGAAATAATTTGAAACTTAATACTATACATGAATTTTACCTTCTTACCCTACAGGATATAGATGATGGTGCAACCAAACAAGAACTACTAAAAATAGTAGAAATGTATGAACAGCAGGAAATGTATGAAGCATGTGCAGGTATGATAAAAGCAATAAAAGAAAGTTATGATACAAAAAATTAAAGAATTAGTAGAAACAGAAACAGGTATAGAAGATATATCATTAAAGAAAAGAACACAACCTTATGTAGAAGCAAGGGTGTTATATTCTAACCTTGCACTTAAACATACAAAGCTATCTTGCAAAAGAATAGGTGAAGAAATAAACAGGGATCACAGCAGTGTAGTACACCACAAAAAAGTATTTACACAATGGCTACACCTTAAAAAGTTTTATGCACAAAACCTAAACAGCTACAAAACACTTGAAAGTATGTTAGAAGAAGAAAAGGTAGTAGATACAAATGCTATAGATTTATACAGAAAATACAAAAGAGAAAGTAAGATACTACTAAAACAAAACAAAGAACTACTTAAAAAACTTGCACAAAAGCAAAAAGAAATAGATAGGTTAAAAAAGTATGAACCTATTTGGTAAACAATTATTAATATTAAAAACAAAAAAATGAAAACAAATTTATTTCAATTAAACATATCTAAAAATTATGATGATTTTAGCTTTTACAAATTTAACAGATCAACAGATAAAAATAACGTACAAAAACTAATGCAATCTATAAAACAATATAATTTAATTAGTCCATTAGTTGTTAGTGAAGAAGGTAAAATAATAGATGGGCAAAACAGGTTTGAAGCATTAAAAAGGTTAAAAATGCCTATTCACTATGTGATAAGAAAAACAAATAAAGATATACTTAATTATATTATAGATGCTCAATTTAAAAAAACATGGACTGCAAAAGATTATGTTGACTGTTATGCTGAACTTGGGTATGAAACATATATAGCTTTAAAAGATATACATAATAAAACAGAAAAAAAATTAAATACAACCTTTCCTATAGGTAAAATAATTTGTATTTATACTGATTACGTTCAACCTAAATTTAAATCAGGTACAGCAATTTTATATAAAGAATTTGGTGATAAACTTTTTTCTTTATTGCAAGATATAGTAAAAACATATAACAATAACGAAATGTATTATTCCTCAATAAACATAAAGGCATTGAGAAAGGTTATGAAAAGAAATAAAAGTTTTGACACACAACACTTTATTACACAATTAGAAAACAACAAACTTCATGTTTTTTCACAAAACAAAGATCAAGAAGAAGAAATTATACATATTTACAATAAAAACACTTTAAAAAGTAAAAAAATAAAGTAATTATTTTCTGTTTAACAAAACACTATTTTTTATGGTCAAAGTAAATACTTTAAGTGGGGGTAAAACAAGTTCTTATATTGCTGCTAACTACCCTGCTAATTATGATGTATTTGCACTTGTAAGAATAGAACACCAACCTTCACTATTTCTTGATAAAAAAGTAAGGCAAGAAGTAGAAGATAGAATACAAGCACCATTCATTGCTACAGCAGAAGATGACATGATAATATATACCATGTTAGATTTAGAACAATACATAGGTAGAAAAATAACATGGGTAACTGGTAAAACTTTTGATAAGGTTTTAGAAACAGCAGGAACTTTACCTGATCCATTAAGAAGATATTGTACAACACAAATGAAACTTGAACCTATATTTAAATGGTGGCAAAAAGTAATAAATAAACCTTGTGAGTTTGCTTTAGGTTTTAGGGCAAATGAAAATAAAAGAGCAGCAAGAACACTAAATAAAGTAAATAAAAATGGATATTTAGAAATGAAAGCCATAGTAGGCAAAAGAGGTACACTAAATAAGTGGGGTAAGATTGAATGGCAAAAGCCAACTTTCCCTTTAATACAAGATAACATATATAAACATACAATAGAGAAATACTGGTTAGATAAGCCAGTAAGGTTTGCATACATGAATAACTGTGTAGGGTGTTTTCACAAAAACCCATTACTAATTAAAAAAATGTGGGGGTTACATGAAGATAAGTTAAATTGGTTTGCAAGTAAAGAAAGAATAAAGCACAATAAAGATGTTTGGTATAAAAGTAAAAACCTATCTTTTGATGATATAAAAAAATGGAATTTACAAACAGAATTGTTTGATGATGATTTTAATGAATGTGATAGTGGTTACTGTGGTATTTAACAAAACACTATTTTTTTTATTGTATATTTGATTAATCAAGTTTTTTCAAGTATGGCGCATGGGGGTAAAAGACAAGGTTCAGGCAGAAAATCTAAAGCAGAAGAAATAGATTTAATAGAAAAACTATCACCATTAGAACCTGAAGCATTTGCAGCTTTAACTAAAGGAATACAGAAAGGTGATTTTAAGTTTGTACAATTATTTTATAATTACTGGGCAGGTAAACCAAAAGAAACAAAAGATATAACCATAAATGAAGATGTTCCTTTGTGGTTAGAAGATTAGATGTTTAAAAAAACACAAGCATTATATAAATTACTGGAATTAAAGAACAGGGTAAGGATTGTATGTGGGGGTACTTCAGCAGGTAAAACTATTTGCATATTACTTATACTAATACAAGATGCAATAAAAAATAAAGGTAGGGAAGTATCAGTAGTAGCTTCTACTGTACCTGCACTAAGAAGGGGTGTATTAAAAGATTTTCTGAAGATTATGAAAACTACAAATAGATACAAAGAAGAAAGTTTTAATAAAACCACACTTAAATACACTTTTAGTAATGGTAGTTATTTAGAATTTTTTAGTATAGATCAACCTGATAAGATTAGAGGTAGTAGAAGAACAGATTTATTTATAAACGAGTGCAACACTATACCAAATGGTTTTGAAAGCTACCAACAATTAGCTATAAGAACTTCAGGTAAGATATGGTTAGATTACAACCCCACAAGTTTGTTTTGGGTAGACAAAGAATTAAAAGGGCAAGTAGATACAGATTTTGTAAGATTAACATACAAAGATAACAACACACTACCTGAAGGTATAATAAAAGAACTAGAAAAGGCAAGAGATAAAGCAAAGACAAGTACTTACTGGGAAAACTGGACAAGGGTTTATTTGGATGGGCTTACAGGGGCTTTACAAGGTGCATGTATACCTGACTGGCAAGAAATAGATAAACTACCCTTAGAAGCTAAATTATTAGGTTATGGTATGGACTTTGGATATGTAGACCCCACTACAATAATGGCATTATATAAATGGAATAATGCTTATATATTTGATGAAGTATTATACAAAAGTAATATGGTATTAAGAGATGTGAGTTTATTTCTAACACAAAACAATATAAAAGAAAACATAATAGCAGATCATGCTGAACCAAAAAGTATAGCTACCCTTTCTATGGATGGACACAAAATATACCCCTGCACAAAAGGTAGGGATAGTGTAACCTATGGTATAAACCTAATAAACCAAAATGAAATATATGTAACAAGTAATAGTAAGAACTTAAAAAGAGAATTACAAGGTTATGTTTGGGCAAGAGATAAAGAAGGTAACACAATAGAAAAACCAACTGGGGTGCATCCTGATTGTATAGATGCATGTAGGTATATTTTAACAGACCATTTAAGTACACCAAAAGGGGAATATTATATTTATTAGTTAATAATTTGTTTATAATTAAAACTTTTGTATATTTACATTATTAAACAATTAAAATGAGTTACAAAAAATTTAAAATACCTATTAGAACTGAAACTTTTATAACTGTAGGTTATAATGTTGAGGAAGAAATCTCAATACTTGGTGAAACTGAAAAAGCTATACATATTGTATATCAAAGTCCTTTAAACCCATACATGCCAAAAAGATCAAAATACAAAGATGTATTGTTATGGATACCTAAATCTATTTGGGATAATGGCAAGTATTTTGTAAATGACCATAAAGGTCAAAGGTGTTTTATAAGACCAGTTTGGTTATAATCTTTAAAAAAACAATTATGAATTTAGATAAAAACTTTAGTGAAACAATTATTAGGTTAAACAGAATTATAGATAGGTTAAGAAGATCTATACATGATAGAGAACAGAAAATAGTAGCACAAGAAGAAACTATAGCTGCTATGGATAAACAATTAAAAGAATTAGAAACACAGATTATTAATAAAAATTTTGAAACATGGAAGAATATAGATTAATTAAAATGGTAGTAAATGATAAAGAAAACAGGAAAACATTATACAAGGTATTGGGTTATGCCTTTATATCTTTTGTAAGTTTTTTTAGTTTCTTGTATGGCACAATGTATTTTATTGTATGGATGGTAAACATGAAACAATGATTGCTTGTTGGGGTGCTAATTGCTTTGTATATTACAAACCAGTAGAACAGGGAAAGAATAGAATGGTAAAACTAGAAATGAATTTACAAGGTAATGTAGTAACAGGCAAAGAACTATATAAACAAAACAGTAAAGAAATAATAAATAAAATTGAAGAACTATATGAATATATTTATAAAAATTATGTAACTTGAAGTAATTTCATTTGATTTTAATTTGGTTAATAATAAGGCAGGTAGAAATACCTGCTTTTTTTGTGTTATACACTTTGGCTATAATTTTATTGTATAAGTATGAAAGTAGAAATAAATGTACCTAGCAGTATATCAGAAATCACACTAGAACAATATCAAAAGTTTGTAAAGGTTAATACTGAAGAAAACAAAGATTCCAGTTTCTTAATGCACAAAACAGTAGAAATATTTTGTAATATGGATTTAAAAGATATTGCAAAGATAAAACTAACAAGTGTGAAAGAAATACTAGATCATTTAAACAAAGTATTTGAAGTAAAGAGTGATTTAATACCTAGATTTACATTAGGGGGTATAGAATATGGTTTTATTACACAACTTGATGAAATGACACTAGGGGAATATATAGATTTAGATGAAAACATGAGTGATTGGGAAACCATGCACAAAGCTATGGCAGTTCTATATAGACCAGTAATACATAAAAAGGGTGATAGGTACAAGATAAAAGAATATGATGGTTTAGATAATAGTGGTGAAATGAAACAAATGCCACTAGAAGTAGTAATGGGATCAATGGTTTTTTTTTGGAATTTAAACGAAGAATTGCTACAAACTACCCTGAACTATTTGAAGAAGGAAATGAACAACAACAATATGGAAGTACAGAAAATTTTACAAGAAAATGGGGGTGGTATTCAAGCATCTATGGACTTTCTAAAGGGGATGTTTCCAAGTATGACACTATCACTAAATTAAATGTACACCAATGCTTAATGTTTTTGGCTTTTGAAAAAGAAAAAACACAAATTGAAATGCAGAGAATAAAAAGTAAACAAAGATGACAAAGTTTTACGATGTACTAGAAAAAATAAAAACCAAGCTGATAGCAGAACCATTTTGTAATACAGTAAGCTATGGTAGTTTAGATGATGTAGATTTAAACAAACAAAATATATTTCCATTATCACACATAATAGTAAACAACTGTAATGTATCTACAAACACCTTAACATTTAACATTAGTGTACTTGCAATGGATATTGTAGATGAAAGTAAAAAAGAAACTACAGATATATTTGTAGGTAACGACAATGAACAAGATGTTTTAAACACACAACTATCAATACTTAATAGATTAATGGCATTATTACAAAGGGGTGATCTATATACAGAAGGTTACCAAGTAGAAGGACAGGTAGGTTGTGAGCCATTTGTGGACAGGTTTGAAAATAAACTTGCAGGATGGGCAGCTACATTTGATTTAATTGTACAAAACGATATGACAATATGCTAACAAAGGGTGGTAAACTAGAAACTGTACTAAACAGATTTAGAAAGCAGGTTATTGATGGTAGTAGAAAACAATTAAAACTACAAAAGAAAAATGCTTTTGGTAAACTATCTAAAAGTTTGGATTCTAATTTAGAAATTTTCAAAAATAGTTTTAGCTTATCTTTTTCTATGGAAGAATATGGTATATACCAAGACAAAGGGGTAAGTGGTACAAAGAAAAAATACAACACACCATTTTCTTATACAACCAAAAGACCACCTGCAAGTAAATTAGATAAGTGGACTGTAAAAAGAACAATAGCACCTAGAGATGAAAAAGGTAGATTTATAACTAGAAAAGGTTTAAATTTTATAATTGCAAGGAGTATATACCAAAAGGGTATAAAGCCAAGTTTGTTTTTTACAAAACCTTTTGAAAAGGCATTTAAGCAATTACCTGAAGATGTAGTAAATGCTTATGCACTAGAAGTAGAAGATTTTTTAAAATTTAGTTTAAAAGAATGAGTACAAAAATAAATTCAAGAAGCCCATTTTACATAACAGCTACTGAACCTACAGTATCAGAAGGTGCATTTAGTTGTACTACAGCAGGACTTGCAAACTTTAGTGTAGAAAGTGATGGTACTATTATAGAACCTACAATACTAAAAGGTATCATAATAGATAGAGATGTTACAAGTTTTGCAGCTTTAAGTGCAAGTGATTCAAGTGTTTCAAGAACTGTAAACTACACAATACAAATACCTGATGGTTTCAGTAATACTACAGATGGTACTTTAATATGCCCACAAACATTTACGCAGTTACCCCCAACTACTTGTGTTCAATCAAGTAATAATAACATGGCTGTATTTACAGGTAGTATTTCAGATATAACTAATGTTACTACAGGTAGTACAGTATCACTTGGTAGTTTCTTTTCCAATGGCACAAGTGCTACAATAACAAGTTATGAAATAGTAAGGTATGGTGATTCAGCAATAACAGCTACTTTAAGTGGTACAGTTCCAAACCAAACTTTAACATTTTCTACCACTTCTACAGGTGTAAGTGCAGATTTTATTGTAAGAGCAAGAAATAGTGTAGATGCTTGTATAACTTCAAGTAATAAGTTTACAGTATCAGGTGCATCAGCAGGTGCAGCAGATTGTAATACTATTTCTTTATCAGGTGGTTCTATTGCATCTACAGGTTTGATAAGTGTACCTTCTTATAATGTAGGTAATCTAACAAGAATAAATATAAAAAGTATTGCAGGGGTTTCTAACACAACAGAAGTAACAACAAGCAGCCAACAAACAAGTAATTTAGCTAACAGTACAGGTTCAAGTAGAACTATAGTATTAACATTTAGATTTTCAATACCACAGGGTTATAGTAATGCAGGTGGTAATTTAGATTGTGATGCAACCTTTACACAACCTGCAACTTCTACACCTGCACTTGTATGTACTGATAATTTTTTAAGTTATTCAGGTTTTAGAATTACTACCACAGGTGATATAATAGTAGGTGAAGTAGATGTAAATGGTACAAGTGCTTCTGTTTTACAAGTATCAACTGATCAAAGTGATGGTTTAGGTGGGTTTAAAAGTTCTTTTGATACTGTAACTTCAGCTACAGCAAGAACCATAAAGGTAACATTTTTAGTACCAAGTGGTTTTAGTAATACTGGTGATGCACTTACTTGTGATGTTTCAGGATTAACACAACCCCCAAGTAGTAACCCTTGTGATATTACAAACCCAGAATTTTTTATAAGTGATAGTTCTTTTAGTACTAAAACTGGTTTTTGTGATAACAACAGAAAATATACAGTAAATAATTCTGTAATTATAAATAGTTCAGGAACTTTAGTTAGTAATATAGTTGGTGGTAATATTGTTTGTGATAGGGGTACACCTATGAATGGTGGCAACGAATATTTTGCAATATCAGTAAACCCATCAGCAAGTGGTGCAGGTAATATTGGTTCAAGTTTTAAGGTAATAAGAATTGATGAATTTGGTGTAGTTACAGAAAGCCCTGTAGAAGTTAATTGTGGTAGTGATACAGGATTTGATAATATTTTATAGATATGGCTTTAAAAAGTGCAAGATTAGAAATTTATATATATAGTGGTACAGCAGGTAGCTTTACTTCAAGTGATCTTAGATATACTTTGGACAAAGATAGGATTACAAGCCAAAGTAATATAATTTTTGAAATAGGTAATTTAGTAAGGGATTATATTACCCATGATTTTAATAACGACTATGCAAGTGTAACTAAATGGGTAACTGTAGTTAAAAGGTTGTTTGATTCTACTACAGGTTTAGAATTTACAAGTGGTTCACCAGTAACTACAAACTTTTTAGCATTAGATGGGTTTGGTACTTTTGAAGATGAGATAAACCCCCAACTATCTACCAATGCTTTAATATCAGCAGACAATATATATATACCTGAAAACACAGCAGGTAAGTTACCAATATTTGCAGAAGGTGTAGGTAAGGTTGTAATAGATAGTAGCACAACACAAATAACAGATAGTGGTAATAGCAACCAAAAAATACAATACATTACTATACCTGCTAACACTAGCACAATACAAGTATTTGATACAGATGATACAACTTTAAGAAAAACAATTACAGTAAACAATGTATGTGAACCTAAATACACTTCTTTCAAAGTAACATTTGTAAATAAATTTGGTGCTTATGAAGATTTATATTTCTTTAAGAAAACTACAGAAACTTTTACAGTATCAGATGAAACACACAAAACAAACAGTATAGATGTAGAAACTGTTACTTACCCAACTTACAAAGGACAGCAACAAAGATATAATGTAAATGCTATCACAAACTTACAAATGAATACAGGGTTTATAAAAGAAGATGCAACCAAAACTATAGAAGAATTATTTTTAAGTGAAAATGTTTTTATAAGATTTGATTCTAAAACATTACCTATAATACCAAGAAGTAAATCATTTGTACACAAAACAAGTTTGAATGATAAGCTAATAAATTATACAGTAGATTTTGAATTTGCATTTAATCTTATAAACAATGTTAGGTAATGATTCAACTGCAATTATTTATAGAAGGCGTTCAGGTAGAACTACATGATAATGAAAGTGTAACACTTACCCAATCATTACAAGATATTTTAGATATACAAAAAGTATTTACAGAATTTACAAGGACTTTTAATGTACCTGCTTCTAAAAATAACAACAAAATATTTAAACACTTTTACAACCCTGATATATTAGCAATTAATTTTAGCCCAAAGGATAAAAAGAAAGCAGAATTATTTTTAAACTACAAGCCATTTAAAAAAGGTTTTGTTAAGTACGAAAGTGTACAAATGACAAATAACGAACCTGAAAACTACAGATTAACTTTTTTTGGTGAAGGCATAAGTATAAAAGATTTATTTAAAGATGATAAACTACAAGATATTACAGAACTAAACAAGTTTTTAACTTATTCAGGTAGTGAAGTAATAGCACAAATGCAAGATGGCAGAGATTATAATATAAATGGTGAAGATGTTACAGATGCACTTATATATCCCCTAATAACACACACAGATCGATTAATATATAATAGTGGTGATGATACAGCAGGTACTAAAAACTTATATGTGGGTAGTAATTCACATGGTTTACTATTTGACCAGTTAAAACCTGCATTTAGAGTACATGGTATTATACTGGCCATACAAAAACATTATAACATAACTTTCAGTAACGATTTTTTTGTAAATACAAATGCTGATTACTTTAACTTGTATTTATGGATGCACAAACAAAAAGGCACTATATTAAATGAAGATAATGCACCTACAGCTTCTTTACATGGTGGCCCTTGGACTGGTATAAGTTCTACTTATGATAGTAGTGATCCCAACAGGGCTTTGAGTTTAAAAGGTAACCCTACACTTGGGGTACCCACAGGTTTTTATGCACAAGGTAACCAATATAAAAATAATAAATTTTATACAGGTAATAGGTTTATGCAACTGGAAGTAAGTGTAGATGTTGGTGTAGAATACACTATTGAAATACAACAAAAATTAGGGGGTAACAGTTCAGTATTTCATGAAAGTACACAAACCAGTACAGGTACAGATAAAGTAATAAAATTATCAGATCAAAAGAAGTTAGAAAAAGGATTTGCATATAGTGTAAGAATTAGGTGTTCTTTAGGTAAAACATTTACTGTAACCATGAGTATATTCGAAAGCACAAAAACCAATGGTAACTTTGCAAGTGCTACAAACACATTTGATACTACAGTAACAAAAAATATTTTCTTAAAAGATAATATGCCTGATATTAAGGTAATAGATTTTTTAACTGCACTATTTAAGATGTTTAACTTAACTTCTTTCTTTTCAGATAACACCATAAAGGTACAACCCCTACAAGATTTTTATGCAGCAAGTACAGTAGTACATGATATAACAGAACATTTAGATTTAGAAACTTCAGAAGTTACCCTACCCATACCATACGATAATATTAGTTTTAATTATGCAGGTAACGAAACATTTTTTACAGCTTTTCATAACCAATATATAGGTATCAAGTGGGGGCATTTAAGTACTTCTATATTAGAAGAAGTTACAAACAAAGAATATAAAATTACACTACCATTTGAACACATGAAGTTTGAAAGGTTAAGAAATGTAACAGGTAATGCAAACACAGATATACAATGGGGTTGGAGTGTAAACACAGAACAGGAAAGCATACTTACAAAACCCACACTATTTTATGCACATAAAATTACAAGTGGTACTGCTATAGGAGTTTTAGAAAGTGTAGGGGGTTCAGTAAATGCTATAACTAACTATTACATACCTTCTAATTTATCTGATCCTACAAGTGATACACAAAGTATACATTGGGGTGCAGAACAAAATGAATACACAAATGCAAGTGCAGATAAAAGTTTATTTGCTACTTACTATAGGGATTACATTACAGAAATATTTGATGATAGTAGAAGAATATTTAAGTTTAAAGCATACCTACCAATTAGTATTTTACTGAATTTACAACTAAACGATAGAATAATTATTTTCAATACGTTATATAAGATTAATAAAATTGTAACAAATTTTGAAACAGGTTTAAGTAACCTTGAACTGCTAAATGAAATTAGTGATTTTGATGTACCAATAGATAATGTTATAAATGATGCAATAAAAACTATAGACAATACTGCACTAACAGCAGATAGTACAATAGTAACAGCAGATAATACGATATTTAGGTTATGATAGAATATATACTAGATATGCTAGAAATAGCAAAGAAAGAAAAACAAATAGGTGAATATACATATATAGCACTAGGTAAAAACCATTTACCAACAACAATAAAAGAAGGATATAAACAAGTAAAATTAAATATATGTCTGTCAAGAAAACAATAGAAATAGAAGCTATTGCAAAAGATGCAGTAAAGAAAATAGAAGAATTAACTGGGCAAGTAGAAAACCTAGAAGCACAGCTAAAAGATACCAACAAAACAAGTAAACAAGTAGCAAAAGGTGTAGGTGCTATAGGTACTACACTAAAAGCAGCAGGTATTGGTTTAATTGTAGCAGCATTTGCAAAGCTAACAGAAGTATTTAATGAAAATCAAAAGGTAACAAATATATTCAACACAGCTTTTGAAGCACTATCTTTAGCATTTAATGACTTCTTTAATTTTTTAGATAATAATGTAGGTACAGTTATAGGTTATTTTAAAGGTATATTTGAAAACCCCCAACAAGCAATAAGTGATTTTGGTACTTCTATTAAAAATAACCTTATAGAAAGGTTTAATAGTTTTTTAGATACACTTGGTTTTTTAGCTAGTGCAGTAAAAAAAGTATTTAGTGGTGATTTTGCAGGTGCATTAGATGATGTTAAAAATGCAGGTAAAGAAAGTTTAGATGTACTTACAGGTGTAGACAACACATTTGATAAATCAGTAGAAACAGTAAAAAGTGCAACTTCAGCTATTGTAGATTACACCAAAGAAACAATAAAACAAGCAGCAAGTACAGTAGATTTAAATAGAAAAGCAGATGTCAGTATAGCTAAAAATAGAATTATATTAGAACAAAAAGATAGGGAAGCTGAAAAGTTAAGGCAAATTAGAGATGATGAAAGTGTAAATATTGAAGAAAGAATAAAAGCCAATAATAAACTAGCAGAAGTTCTAGATGAACAAGAAAGGTTGATGTTAGCAAATGCAGATGCAGTAATAGCAGCAGCACAAGCACAATTTGATAAAAATGCAAATGATGAAAACCAAATAGCACTACTTGATGCAAAGGCAGAAAGAGAAGGCATACTAGCACAGGTAGAAGGTTTTAGATCAGAACAATTAATAAATATAAATTCTTTAAATAGGGAAAAATTAGATTTGTTAGATGAAGAAAAAGAAAAAGAAATAGAAGCTGCTGAACTTAAAAAGGAATTAAAAGAACAAGAGAGAGAGGGTATCAAAAGTAATTTAGATACTATAATAGCAGCAGCAGGACAAGAAACAGCAATAGGAAAAGCTCTATTTGTGGCAAAACAAGCCATGCTTATACAAGAACAAATACAAGATGCTAAAGCCATACTACAACAAATAACAGGTAGGGCAGCAGCAGCAGGTGTAGATGCAGCAGCAGGTTCAATGCGAACAGCAAGTGCAGTACCATTTCCTGCAAACATACCTTTAATTATAGGATTTGCAGCACAAGCAGCAGGAATATTTGCATCTATAAGGTCAGCAGTAAGAGCAACTAAAAGTAGTGCTTCTAAATTTGGTGTATCTGGTGGTGTAATGACTTCAACCCCTAGAATACAAGCAACCACAACACCTACTGCATCTGTTCCACCTGCATTTAATGTTGTAGGAGCATCAGATACTAATCAACTTGCAGAAGCAATAAGTGGTAAAGAACAAAAACCAGTAAAAGCATTTGTAGTTAGTAGTGATGTAAGCAATGCACAAAGTTTAGATAGGAATATAATTGAAACTGCAAGTATTGGGTAACAAAACACATAAATAATTATTGTTATAGTATGGATATAATAGAACTTTTTATAGATGAAGAAGATGAAGTAAGTGGTATTGATGCAGTAAGTTTAGTAGAAAACCCTGCAATAGAAGAAGATTTTATAGCACTTAAATCATTAGAATATAAATTTGCAGAAGTAGACAAAGAAAAACGTATAATTATGGGTGCAGCACTTGTACCTAACAAACCTATTTTAAGAACTAAAAATGATGAACCTTATTATATATATTTTAGTAGGGAAACAGTAAGAAAAGCAAGTGAATTATTTTTTATAAGGGGTAATGCTAGTAAATCTACACTAGAACATGCAGAGCCACTACAGGGTTTAACAGCAGTTGAAACTTGGATAGTAGAAGATTTGAAGAAAGATAAAAGCAGGTTATATGATATGGAAGTACCTCTAGGTACATGGATGTTATCAATGAAGGTTTTGAATGATGATATTTGGAATAACTATGTAAAAACTGGTAAGGTAAAAGGATTTAGTATAGAAGGGTACTTTGCAGACAAGTTAGAAAGACCTAATGAACCAAACAAGTTAGAACAAATACAAGAAGAAGAAGCAGATTACCTACTAAACCACCTAAAGGACATACTAGAAGATAAACAAGTAGAACTAGAAAGCTATAGTGACTACCCTGATGCAGTAAAAAACAATGCACAAAGGGGTATTGATCTAAATGAAAAAGTAAATAATAAGTGTGCAACCCAAGTAGGAAAAGTTAGGGCTTCACAATTAGCACAAGGCAAACCAATAACAGCAGAAACTATAAAAAGAATGTATAGCTTTCTATCTAGGGCAGGTGAATACTATGATGAAGGCAACACAGAAGCATGTGGTACTATTAGTTATTTACTTTGGGGTGGTAAAGCAGGTTTAAGATGGAGTGAAAGCAAACTAAAAGAACTTGAAATGTTAGCTGAAACAGGCCCAAGAGGTGGTATAAGAAAAAGCCCTAAAGCACCAAAGTCAGGTACACCAAACCCCAACCCAAAAGGCAAGGGTACAGCAAAGGGTGATGCTTCTACAAGTAGGGGTGCAAAGGTATCTAAACAAGATGAAGCCACACTAAAGAAAAAAGCAGAAGAATTTAATGAAAGGTACAAGAAAAAACTAGGGTATGGTGCTAATGTAGGTACACTTAAAGCTGTATTTCAAAGAGGTTTAGGTGCATTTAATGTTTCACATAGCCCAAGAGTTAAAAGTGCATCACAATGGTCATTTGCTAGGGTAAATGCTTTTTTATATTTACTAAAAAATGGTAGGCCACAAAACCCAAAGTATACTGGTGACTATGATTTACTACCTGCTAAACACCCAAAGAGTAGTAAAAAATGAAAACATTATACATAAAAGAGTACAAACCTTGTAACACAGATGGTAAAAGGGCTTGTTTATGTCCTGATGGTAAAACTTATTCAAGAAAATGCTGTGATGGCAGTTTTCAGGCACAAGGTATAGGTTCAGTAACAGGCACAAGTTAAAAACATAACAAATAATAAAAAAACATATTGTAATAACATGGATACTATAGAAAAAAGAATACAGGCATACCTAAGTAAATTACCCAAAGAACAAGTTAAATTATCTAAAATAAATGACATACAGGAAAGAATAAATGATGGTTTTGGTTTAGAAGATTTTATTAGAGATGAAATAGAAAAAGCACAAAAATCTTTGACTAAAGCAAGAGATATTTTACAATTTGATTTTAGAGATGCTTATTTAGATGCAGATGAATTATTGGAAGAATTAGAGAATGAAGTTAAAGAACTAGGTATAGCAGAGCCACCAAAAGTAAAAGTTTTAAAATCAGAGTTAAACAAACTAAAAAGTTTAGAGAATAAACTAGAAAATGAAATAAAACAAGTAGGGTAAGATGAACACTATAGAAAAGAGAATACAAGCATATTTAAGTAAGATGCCAAAACAAAAAGTAGAGTTAGCAAGAAAAGCACCTGCAATATTAAAAGATGCACAAAAAATAGATGACAGTATAGACAGGGAAAAAGCTAAAGTAGAAAAAGCATTTTTACAATACAGAAAAGTTTGGCAGTCATGGACAAATTTTTTAGAAGATGCTGACCAAAAACTTACTAAACTAAGATACACAGATTTAGATGAACTGTATAAAAAATTAAATGAAGTTGGTGTAAACCCTAATTCTTTACCTGAAGTAAAACAAGCAGAACAAGTTGCTAATAGAGCATTAAATGCTGTAGATGGTTTGAAAAGTGTTTACAAAAAACCACAGTAAAAATACAACAAACTAAACCAATAATTATTGTACTACTATGAAGGCAGATAATATGTTAGGAAAAATCAAAGAATTGTTAAGTATTGATACTGAAACAAAAGAAGTAAAACTAGAACAAGCTACACTTGAAAATGGTACTGTAATAGAAAGTGAAAACTTTGAAGCAGGTAGTGAAGTTTTTATAGTTACAGAAGATGAAAAAGTACCTTTACCAGTTGGTGAATATACTTTAGAAGATGGTGAAAAATTAATAGTAAAAGAAGAAGGCATTATAGCTTCTATTGGTGCAGAAAAAGAAGAAGAACCTAAAGAAGAAGCTAGTGAAGAAAATTTAAATACTGATAATATGGAAAATAAAGAAGTTGTACAAGAAGTACAAGAAAACCTTGAAGAAGAGAAGAAAGAAGAAATGCAGTATGCAACTAAAGAAGAACTTGCTTCACTTCAAGATGAAATAAAAGAGATCAAAGGAATGATTGAAAAAATGGGTAAAAAAGAAGAAGAAATGAGTGCTGAAGATAAACCCATTGAAGAAAAAGAAGAACTTTCAGCAGTTGAAAAGGTAAAACATAACCCTGAAGAAGAAGTAAAAACTGAACCTGTATTTATGAGCAGAAGAGGTGAAACAACTTTTGATAGAGTTATGCGTAGAATTAATAATATATAATAATTTAGAAAATGGCAACAAGTATTTCAACCAGTTATGCAGGCGAATTTGCAGGCAAGTACATCTCTGCAGCACTACTTTCTGGAAAAACTTTAGGTGAAGAAACAATAACAATTTTACCTAATATAGTGCATAAACAAGTTATGCAAAAAGTAAGCAGTAATGACATAGTAAAAAATGGTGTATGTGATTATTCAGATAGTTCAACTTTAACATTATCTGAAAGAACACTAACACTTGAAGATTTTATGGTAAATGTTACTGCTTGTAAAAAAGATTTCTTAAACACATGGCAAGCTGCAGAAGTTGGTTTAGGTGGTTTAGGTAGAGAGTTACCAAAATCCTTTGCAGATTTTATTATAGGACATTTTTCAGCCAAAGTGGCTCAAAGAATGGAAACTAATATATGGGCAGGAGTAAATGGTACAGATGGGCAGTTTGATGGTTTTAAAGCACTTCTTGCTGCTGATAGTGATGTAATTGATGTAGTTGCTACAGATGTAACAGCTTCTAATGTTATTACAGAATTAGGTAAAGTTGCAGATGCAATACCAAGTGCTGTATATGGACAAGAAGATACTACTATATGGGTGGCAAGTAATGTTTATAGAGCTTATATCAGAGCATTAGGTGGATTTGGTGCGAATGGATTAGGTGCAGCAGGTTTTGAAGATAGAGGTAACAACCAAGCTATTACACCTGCATTTTTTGATGGTATAAGAATTTCACATGCACAAGGTTTAGGAACTAACGAAATGGTTGCAGGACAAAAAAGTAACTTTTTCTTTGGTACTTCTTTACTAAATGACTTGAATGAAGTAAAAGTAATTGACATGAGTGATATAGATGGTTCACAAAATGTTAGGTTTGTAATGAGATTTCAAGCAGGTGTTCAATTTGGTATTGGTGGTGACTGTGTACAGTATACCTAGAATACTAATTAATTAACTATAAAAGGGTAGGTAGGGTTTATATCTATCTACCTTTTTTTTAAAATATAATATTATGGCATGTAATTTAACAAGGGGTAGAAAAGAACCATGTAAAGATGTAGTTGGTGGTATTAAGGGTGTGTACTTTTTTGATTTTGGATCAATAACAGCAACTTTTGATAGCACAGACACAGATGTAATAGATAGTTTAGGAGATGTTACTTGCTTTAACTATGAGGTAAAGGGTAACAGTAGTTTTGAACAAGCTATTACAAGTTCTAGAGAAAATGGTACAACTTTTTTCGAGCAAACACTAAATCTTACACTAAAAAAACTAACAGTACAAGACCATAAAGAATTAAAATTATTATCTTATGGTAGACCACATGTGGTTGTAGAAGATTATAATGGTAATGCCTTTATGATGGGGTTAGAACATGGTGCAGATGTTTCAGGTGGTACAATAGTTACTGGTGCAGCTATGGGTGATTTAAGTGGTTATACACTTACACTAACAGCACAAGAACTAAAACCTGCTAACTTTTTAGAAGGTGCAACTTCAGCAAATCCATTTGCAGGACAAACTGGTACAGTAACAGTAACAGAAGGCACAAACAGTTAGAATTTGATTTTTTTGTTTTGAGAGGGGTAGCAGAAATGTTACCCTTTTTTATTTAACAAAATAGAACTACTTTTATTGTATATATATGATAGTTTTACAAAGTTCAGGTAGTAGCCAAACATTTAGTTTTATTCCTAGATCATACACTTCAGGAAATACTTATACAATTAAGATAAACAACGAAAGCACAAACAAAGAAGTGTTTAGCCAAACATCTACAAGTTTTACAGAAGTAGATTACTATTACCAGTACAGCAATACTTTTACTTTGGTAGAAGATACTTTTTATACTTTAGAAATTACAGAAGGTAGTACACTAATTTTTAGAGATAAAATATTTTGCACTAATCAAACAGTAGCAGATTTCACAGTAAACGAAAATCAGTACACTACCAACACAACAACTAACGAATTTGTATTTATATAAACATGGATAACATACACATAGTAAACTTATCAACCTACAACAAACCCAAAGTAGTAGAAGATAAAAGAAAAGAATGGGTAGCTTATGGTGATGATAACAATTACTACCAATATCTTATAGACCTTTTTACAAGTTCTACAACAAACAATGCAGTAATAAATGGTATAAGTAATATGATTTATGGCAAAGGTTTAGATGCACTTGATAGTAATACAAAAACAGATGAATATGCAGCGCTCAAAAGTATATTTAACAATGACTGTTTAAAAAAAATTGCACTTGATCTTAAACTACTTGGTGAAGCATGTTTTCAAGTTTTATACCAAAATGGTAAAGTAATAAAAGCAGAACATTTTCCAAGACAAACTTTAAGACCTGAAAAAATGAATGAAGAAGGTGATATAGAAGCATACTATTATGCACCTGATTGGGAAAAAGTAAAACAAAATACCAAACTAAAAAGAATTGCAAACTTTGGTTTTGGTAATGGTAAAGAACCTGAGATTAAAGTAGTAAAAAAATATGTATCAGGGTACGATTATATATGCCCAGTAGATTATCAAGGTGCATTGGCTTACTGTGAATTAGAAAGTGAAATTTCAGATTTCCTTATAAACGATGTACAATGTAATTTTAGTGGTACTAAAGTAGTAAACTTTAACAATGGTGTGCCTGATAGGGAAAAACAGCTACAAATTAAAAGTGAGGTTATGGCCAAACTTACAGGTAGTAGGGGTGAAAAAGTTATAGTAGCATTCAACAACAATGCAGAAAGTAAAACTACTGTAGATGATATACCTTTAGATGATGCACCTGCACACTATGAATATTTAGCCAATGAATGTATTAGAAAAATAATAATGGGGCATAGGGTAACAAGCCCATTACTTTTAGGTGTAAGGGATGGTAATAGTGGTTTAGGTAACAATGCAGATGAAATAAAAACTGCAAGTTTATTATTTAACAACATAACTATAAAACCTTACCAAGACCAAATTATAGAATGTATAAACCATATTTTAGCAGTTAATGAAATAAGTTTAAAACTTTACTTTAGAACCTTGCAACCTTTAGAATTTATTGATACAGATAACGCAGTAACACAAGAAGCTAAAGAAGAAGAAACTGGTGTGAAGTTAGTTAGTCAGGTAGTAGATAAAGATTTTGCTATTATAGATGACAGGTTAGCATATAGCACACCTGAAAAAGCTGAAGAAATGGCTAGAAATATAGGGTGTGAAGGGATACACACACATGAATATATAGATGTGGATGGTAACACAAGGACTTGGTATATGCCTTGTGAAAAACATATAAAAGATGATCTAAAAAAATGTCCAAAAGGATTTGTTAAAGATAAAAATGGTAAATGTGTAAAGAAGAAAAGCATGTATTCAGAAGAACAACTTGCAAAAGATGAAAGACCTTTTTTAAGTGATGATGATGGTGATGAATTATTTACACTAATAGACCAGTTAGGCGAAATAGAAGATTTAGAAAACTATGAACTATTAGACACAGATACTACAGAAGATGAACCTGATGATTTTGATGTAGAAAATTATTTAAATGGTTTAAAGTTATCATCAAAACAAGATTCTAGCCAAGACAATGATTTATTTAAGGTGAGGTACAAGTATGTAAAAGGCACAAAAAAACAACCAAAAGGTGAAACTAGACCATTTTGTAGAAGAATGTTAAGTACTGGTAAACTATATAGAAAAGAAGATATTGCACAAATGAGTTTTAGGGGTGTAAATAAACAGCATGGACACAAAGGACAAAATTATTCTTTGTTTAAGTGGCAAGGTGGGGTAAATTGTCATCACATTTGGGAAAGAAGAATTTACAAAAAGAAATTAAAAAAGGATGGCACACCCTATAAAGGTAATGCACTTGCAAACACAAAGTTTGTAAATGTAAATCAAGCTGTAAAACAAGGTTTTAAACTACCTAAAAACCCCAAAGAAGTAGCACAAGCAAATATAACTAGAGGTGACAAAGGACACCACCCAAACTATAAAGGATAATGGCAGAAGCACTATTAATAACAAGAAAAGATGTAGTAAAGTTTACTTCAGTTTCAGGTAATCTTGATACAGATACTTTTATAATGAGAGTAAAGATTGCACAAGATAAACATATAGAAAACTATTTAGGTACAGATTTACTTGAAAGCATACAAGCAAAAATTGTAGCAGGTACACTTACTGGTGATTACCAAACATTAGTAAATGATTATGTAAAACCCTGCTTAATACATTGGACAATGGTAGAAATGTTACCATTTAGTGCTTATACTATAGCAAATAAAGGTGTATTTAAACACAATAGTGAAAATGCAGAAAATGCTTCTAAAGAAGAAGTAGATTACCTTTTAGAGAAAGAAAGAAATACAGCACAATACTATACAAACAGGTTAATCGATTATTTAAGTTTTAATGCACCAAGTAAGTTTCCTGAATACTACACTTCTACAAATGAAGATGTACACCCTGATAAAGATGCAAGTTTTGAAGGTTGGGTATTATGAAGTATAAAGCCAAAGAAAATAACATTAAGAAACTTACAGAATACTTAAACAAAAAAGTATATAACAAAAACAAACAAAATTTATTGTATAAATATGGCAAACACAATAAACTGGGGTAGAATTTATTGCTTCACAGAATTTGGTGATGAAGATCACACTATAGCAGAAAGCATACCAAGTTTTAGTTCACCTGAATGTTTTTTATTGCCATTAACAGGAAGTTTAATAGAAACTAAAGCATTTACTGTAGATACAACTGTACAAAGAGCAGATTCTACTACATTAACTGCTGACCAAACAGAAATAACACTATAAAAAAAATAAAATGGCAAAAAGTACAGTAGGATTAGGAACAGCAAATCAAGGTGATGGTGATCCAATAAGAACTGCCTTTTCTAAACTAAACGACAACCATACTGAATTATATGCTTTATTAGGTGATGGTAATACACTATCAGTTACAGGTGATGTAGCACTTACTGGTGGTGCAGCAACAATACAAGCAGATTCAGTAGAAAACACAATGTTAGCAAACATAGCAAGAGGATCAGTTAAAGTTGGAGGTACTTCAAATGCACCTACAGATTTAGATGCAAAAGGAGATGGGAAAATATTAATAGGTGATGGTACAGATATAGCTTCTGTTTCAGTTTCAGGAGATATAGCAATAACAAATGCAGGTGCAACTACTATACAGGCAGGTGCAGTTGAAAATTCAATGTTAGCTGACAATGCAGTAGATCATGATGAATTAGCAGCAAGATATACAACAGAGGTTACAAAAACAGATACAGCAGGTACAGGTGGTAGTGCAATAACATTAAATTGGGCAACAGGTAGTATATTTCATTTTTCATCATCTTTAACAGGTGCAATAGAATTAAAATTTGATAACTACAAAGTAAGTCAAGTTGTAGATATATATGGACTAACAGGAAGCCAAACGATTACTTTAAATTCAACTGCTTCAGGCACAGAAGTTTTTAACAAGGTAGGTACAACAGATTATGATGGTTCAGAAACAAACCACATACAGGTTATATGTTTAGATGATTCAGCAAGTACACCTGTTTTCCATTATACAATAAACAAAGTAACAAGTGATGATACACCATAAATTATGAAAGCAAGAATAGTAAAAGGAAAAATAGTTAAATACCCAAAATTACCAAGTAGTTTTGGAAATACGATAGCAGGTTTTGAGAAATTAGATAGTAGTGTACACGAAAGTGCAGGGTTTTATGATATTATCACACCAAGTTATGATAACAAAACACAATACATAAGCAACCTACATACCATAGATGATTATAAAGATGCAGATGGAAAAACTAAAACTGTATTTATTTATGATGTAAAAACTAAAACATTTAGTGAAACACTTGCAGAACTAAAGAAAAAAAAGATAGCAGAATTAAAAAGTGTAGCTTACAATAAATTAAGTTCTACTGATTGGTATGTAACAAGAAAAGCAGAAAAAGGTACTGCAATACCTGATGATATAGAAACAGAAAGAGATAATATAAGAAGTTCAGTAGATACAA